CCCCAGAACGCACAGAATGCCCCACAAGCCACGATTGAACCGAAAACAAGCTTTACCCTGGAAATGCGTCTTGACGCCCTAGAAGCCCGTGTAGCGTTTCTTGAAAATCCCCCCCAGAATAATTCTAATGACGAAGTTTATGCAGACATCGACGGACAACAAGAGCGAGTCCCCTTCTAAGCGGACACTTCGCCAAAACAATGCACTCCATCTCTATTTCACCTTGCTCGCAGAAGCCTTGAATGACGCTGGGTTCGACGCCAAAAAGACCCTAAAGCCGGAAATAGAAATCCCCTGGTCTCCCGAAATGATAAAAGAACTCATCTGGCGACCCGTCCAGGAAATATATCTTCGAAAGAAAAGTACCACCCAGCTGGACAAGCAAAAGGACATAGACATAATCTACGAAATCGTGAACCGGCATATCGGAGAGAAAACGGGGGTCCATGTAGAATTTCCAAATATAGAACTTATGCTTGATAAAGATAATATCTAAAGAAGACTATGAAAAGGGAAATAAGGATAAACAAAGAATGGTATGACCGATTGGTTGATATTGTTGACGAGCTAAATAAGGCGATTGAATTAGACGATACCGCAGTCAACACTCACGGCTGGCTTTCCCACCTAAACGGATACATACACTCACTAGACGCATATTTTAAAGATTAGCCTCTAGGAAATAATATATGAAATCAGAAAGATATACAACAAAAAAGTATTGCGGTGCTTCCAAATATAGGGGAAGCCGAAGAGGAAGAGATTTAATTGCGGAGTTTGTTGTTGCTCCCAGATGTGTTGTGTGCGAAAAAACATTAGATAGAAAAACAAGGTCTGACGGTTATCCCGAAGGCATACAAGCCTGGCTTAAAAGAAAAACCTGCGGGAAATATTTGGATGAAAACGGATTTTATAAAAGAACGGATTGTTTTAATAAATATATTACTGGAGAGGGAAATCCTAACTTTAGGGGTAAGCTTCCCACGTGCAAGGTGTGCGGAAAAAAAGTATCCTATTACGCTCACGACAAGAAAGTTTCCCAATATTGCAAAGAACATTGGATGGAACACGCAAAAAAGACGGGTCATTTCGAGCGAAGTGGCAAACGATTATCAGAGATGGGATATGGCTTTAAGAAGGGTCAAAAACCGTGCGGAGTTCCCTTCAAAAAGGGACATAAAACCTGGACGAAGGGAAAAACCTACGAAGAGCTTTATGGCGAAACGAAGTCGAATTTGATAAAAGATATTCTCCGTATGGCGATGAAACACACTAGAGAATTAGGAAAACTCTAACCCCCCTCTAATCTTTCCAAAAATACGCAAAAGGAAATAAGACTTTCGTCCAAGACCTTGGACGGAACTTAAATATTTCATCTTCAACTATTTATTATGCACTTCAGGCTTATGATAAATTTCCAAAACTTGATGAAATTCCCGAAGAGGATCAAAGAAGACGAATACAGGACATCAAGTAATCTGTAGCCCTCTCTAATCTTTCCAATAAGAGAATAAAGTATTTGTGGATAAGTCAATTTGAGTCAATGTTTATAGGGGGTTGACAGTACTTTGAAAATCCTATAAGATAATTACAGTAGTTTGAAACAAAGACCGATTGAAAGCGGTAATAACCTGAACAACAATGGCAATTTTCACATACTGCCTTGCAATTGTTTCACGTTCAGGAAACGCTTTCAAGGCAAGGTAGTAGTTGAAAGTTGCTTTTTTGTTTTTAATATCTGGTTTTCGATAAGTCGGTTTCCTAATTCAAAAATAACCGATTACCGATTGAGGGCAAATCAACTCCGGGCGCTGGCCGTAGAGATACGCACAACCCGGCTCCAATTTGCTCTTAATTGCAGGAGTATTCTGAAATCCCTTGAAATAAAGGGTGCGCGTGATGAACCTGATTATACTGTTCGATCCGCGAGCATAGGTAGGCTCTAACCATAAGATCGAGTGTCCAAAAGGTGAAGCGAGCGTGTTATTTTACATATCTTCTCTGAAAAGGAAGACCATAGGCTAGAATCAGTGGAATCTCACAAATCTAGCGAGGTTTAGACTTAAATTAATATGGTTTTGGAGATAGGTTTATGTAATACAATAGGTATATACAAATGTAATACATAGAAAATGGAAAAGAAAGAAGAGAAAAAGGCCTATAAAGTATATCCATTTAGACTAAATGAAAAAACAATATTATCACTTCGGAAGACAAAAAAAAAGAGTGGGTTGAGTTGGAATTTATTTTTCTATCTGATAATAAAAAAGTATGGCGATGAAATCGTGCAGGATATGCAAAACAAATAAATGGACTTATATTTTCGACGACAACACCAGAATTGTCACGGCGACTTGTTTGAAATGCGAAAGTGTTGTTGAGTTTAAAGCAAAGCCGCGCAAGCCATACGATCCGAACAAAATTGAAGCGAAGGCTCATTATAAATTCAAGGGTAAGAAACACCTTTTGAAAATAGGCAAGAAGTTCCAAGAAGTTTGTATCGCAATAAATAAAAAGGGAGCGTGGAAAGTTATGCCTACCGCCGAGATGGAAAAGGGTTGGAAATTATTACATAATTAAAAATATGAAAGACTATTATTGGGAAGAAGAATTGAATATATTGTTGAAAGATGTGATGGATAACGAGTATTTGGGATTTGCGGAGGTAAAACTATTTATTCTAAAAGTTATCGAACACGAAAAGGATATGATTGAAGAAGAAATATTTGAATTATGCAATAATCAAGATGGAATCCCTAAAAGAAAAACTGTTAAACAAAAAATGGAAGAAGGAACAGAAGCCATCAACGGAGTGGCAGGAGATGGGAAAGGAACTCTCCCTTTACTTTAGGGCAAACTGCTACTGGCTAATGTGGAAATACCCGAAGCAGAAAATCTACGAAGCCTACCGAGCTTGCCAAAAGGAAAACAAGAAAAGTATAAACTATTTAATCGGAATTCTAAGGAAGTAAAAAACCTTAGGGAGTAGGGGTTGACAAACAAATGAAAAATAAGAAAAAGTAAAACCCCCCCTTGGAGATAATTAGTATAATAATAAATAAAATTAAAGAAAATATGAAAGAAATAAGAAAAAGTGTGAAAGAAAACAGGGAGTATCTTAAAAAATGGAGGAAAGAAAACAGGGAATTGTTTTTAGCCCAGCAAAAAAGGGCAAATGACAAATATAGCAAAAAAAAGATGATTCCCTATTATGGAGAAGACAATATGGGATGCAACCCGCCAATCCCGGTAAGGGAAAGAATATGCCACGATTGCGGAGTTAAATATGGAAGATACCACGAGGAGGGTTGCGATATGGAAAGATGTCCGAATTGCGGGGAACAACTAATAACTTGTGGGTGTATGTAAGTTATTTCTAAGAATATGAAACCGAAGCCCAAAGATATTAGCTTCCATTATACTTCCGAGCAGATGGTTAAAGACTTAATGGCGATTATTCCATTTGAGGCGGGAGACACGGCGTTGGATGCTGGAAGCGGAAAGAACAAGATTTGGCAGAAGAATTGTCCGGTAGAATGTGCGGAATGCGAAATAGAGGATGGAGATGACTTTCTCTTATGGGATAAAAAGGTTGATTGGGTGATTGGAAATCCGCCGTTTCATCAAAGTTGGAAATTCACAGAAAAAGCATTACAAATCGCCGAAAAAGGAATTGCATTTCTAGTTAATAACACGGGACTAAACAGCCAGATGACCCCTCGAAGACTGCAACTGACTAAAGACGCAGGGTTTGAAATAACACACATAAAGGTTGTTGCGGACGCCAGGTGGTTTGGAAGATATTATTTCCTAATCTACGAAAAGAAACCCGGATTTGTAAGTTGGGAACGTAAAACCTACTAATTTCTAAACCTTGGGAGTAAATAATATGAAAGAAGAATTTGAAGAAATAAGTATGGAATTTGCTGAAGAAATCGGATTTGTATTTCCTAATAACTTCCATTCTAAGTCTTATAACGTCGTCCTTCCAAGAAAAACCATAGATAATTTAATCAAGATGAAAGATACCGCATATAAAAATAAATGGGAAAAAGCGTGGGAATTATCATATGATGAACGGATTGACGCTTGCGCTGGTAAAATAGCAAAAGCCATCTGTAAACTAAATCCTTATGGCTAATCTCTCCTCCTTGTAATAAATAGGTATGAGCCTCAAATCAACATTAAATTTCGAGATAGCCCAAAGAAGATATATGACCGTATCGGAGTTTAATTATTTGGTGGACAAACTCGGTTATAAGCGATCAAATGCCGAAAGAAGAGTCCGCCAATCGGAAAGCCCCAATATAGAGTCAGTTTATGAAGAAGATCCGCCACACAACATCAAGGGATATAGATATATTGGAAATGAAAAACCAGCCATAGAAATACAAACTTTCCCCCAATTATCAATGAAATTATGACCAAAAAGAAAACCAAGAAGCCGCTAATAAGAAAAAACAATCTTCTCTGGGGAAAAATAATCCACAAAAAGGAATATTGCGAGCGGTGCAAGCGCCGGGGATTGAACTATAACGCGCATCACGCAAAGTGCAAGAATCGCTATCCAAGACTAAGGCACGAAATAAGGAATGGAGTATTGCTTTGTATAGATTGTCATAGATGGGCGCACGCCGACCCGATTCAATTCAGCGAATGGATGAAAAAAGAAAGAGCCGCCGATTGGGAATGGCTTAAGGAACAAACCAAGGCAACCGGAAAAGTGATAACCTATCAAGGTTTGGAGAAAAAACATGAAGAACTTAAATCTCTCTAATCACTAAGAGATTTAGATTATTTAGATTCTGGGATAGGTGAGGGCAACGGAACAATGTTGCTGCGGAAAGGAACTCATCAGCCCTTCCCAAGATACATCGGTTGAAAGTCCAAGACGGCCCCGCTGATAACGGAATCGGCTAAAGAGTCTAAAACCCTCTCCCAGATTCTAAGCAATTTAATATATAAGATTATGAATCTTGAACAAACTGAGATAGAGTTTGTCAATAAGGCCAGAATCGAAAAAGAAATGGAGAGATTGGAAGATTGTGATGTATTTATTAGCAAGCGCAGCGGAAGAATTGTCTATGCCAAGGTGAAGCCCATAATACCAGAAATTAGAATGGATTTTCAAATAGTTATTGGAGAATTACCCACAGATGATTAGAAGCGGGCAAAAATCAAAGAAAAACGGCTATTGACAGGACTAAAAAAGTACTATATTATATTATTAATAGAAATCTCTGCCCGTAGCCAATCGGAGGAGATGACTAAATAAGCACCCTTGTGTTTGTTGCGTCATCTCCTTTTTTTGTTTTCGCTCGCATCCTGTCATACCTGAAAATATGGTATGGGGACTACGCCCGGTTGCGGGCGAAAGCACAAAATTATGGCTAAAAAACCAAGATTGGGATCGGGAGCCAGATTTAAGGCTCTCGCAAAAAAGGTTGGCAGTCCTGCACTTGCCGCTTTTATCGGGAGAAAAAAATATGGGGCCAAGAAGATGGCTAAAATGTCGGCAACCGGAAGAAAGAAAAAGTAATGCCGTTTAAATCGAAAAAACAAGCACGCTGGATGTTCAAAAACAAACCAGCAATGGCACGAGAATGGGCGGCTAAAACTCCGTCTATTAAAAGTTTGCCAACTAGGGTGGGAAGAAAAACAAAGCACAAGAAAGCTAAAAAAAAGAATTAACGCATCAATGAAAACGGGCAGAAAGGGAAAATACGAAGAGATTAGAATAAGGGACAGATACGCGGCATTATCTGAACCATTCTTTGCATTTCTAAAAGAGATGCTCGAGGGAGAAGATAAGAAAGATCGAATGTGGGCGACGGAACAATTGGGGAAAGCATTTACAAGGATGATTCCAACCGAACTGACCGGAGAGGGAGGACGACCCATCATAATTAGAGTTGAACCAGAATTAGCAGAACAAAATGGCATTGCATCCAGCACAAGCAACAATAGCGAGGGACAAGAGTCGGTTTAGGGTTATCAATTGCGGTCGTCGTTTTGGCAAGACCACTCTGGCTGTAAAAGAAATAGCCGCAAAGATTGCCGCTGGAAAGGTAAGAATAGCTTATATAGCTCCGACCTATCAGCAAGCAAGAGACATAGCGTGGGAAATGTTAAAGAAAGAATTTGAGATGGCGGAGTTTAATGGGTCGAGGCTGGAGATAAGAATTGGCAAGCAAATGATTTACCTAAGGGGATGGGAAGCAGTTGAAACGCTCCGGGGACAGTCATTTGATTTCATTGTGATAGATGAAATAGCAATGATGAGAAACTTCTGGGTGAACTGGGAAGAGGTAATTCGTCCAACACTTACGGACACCAAGGGGAAGGTGATGTTCATCTCAACCCCAAAAGGATTCAACCACTTCTACGATTTATACAATAAAGAACAAGAAGACAAAGACTACAAGAGTTTTCATTTTACAAGCTACGATAATCCTCATCTTCCAATTGAGGAATTAGACAAAGCTAAAAAAGAAATACCGGAAGACAGATTCGCCCAAGAGTATTTGGCGGACTTTAGAAAAACAGAAGGATTAGTTTATAAGGAATTTAGCAGAGAAAAGCACGTCACCACAGACTTCCCGGAAACATTTACAGACACAATCCTTGGAATCGACTTTGGATATACAAATCCGGCGGCAATCATTCCTATTAAAATAGATTCGGACTCACATAACTGGATAAGAGAAGAGTGGTATAAATCCAAACAAACCACCGAACAAATAAGTGAACAAGCACGGCTATACAAATCTACCAAAGTCTACCCCGATCCCGCCGAACCAGACCGAATTGCAATACTTAATAGAGCGGGTCTTAATTGCCGAGAAGTTAGTAAAGACATTGTTGCGGGGATTGACCACATTAGAGAATTATTTAAGCAAGGAAGAATCCACATCCATCCCGACTGCAAGAACCTAATCTGGGAGCTGGAGACCTACCGATACCCGGACAAGAAACCAGAGAACAATGAACCAGAGAAGCCAGTGAAAGAGAATGACCACGCTTTAGATGCCCTACGATACGCTTTATATACAAACCAACCAACTCAAGATGTAAGATTTGAAAATTTTGCACAAACAGATTGGTGAACAATATGACATACCAACCCACAACGGGGGAACAAAAAGCCATAGCGATTCTCAAAGACGAATTATCTGAATGGCAATCAGACCAAGCCTATGTTACGGACGAGTTTTTTTATGACGGGCAACGGGCGGTTAAAAGAGCCAGAAGAAACTATTTCGGAGTGTTTGAAGAAGAACGAGACCCCCAGACCGGCCGGAAGAAGATATTTATTCCTTTCACTGAATGGACAGTCGAAACAGTTCTCAAGAACATAGACATAGACACCAAGGACATCGAAGTCAAAGCCAAGAAGCCTGATTCATACAAAGTCGCTCAAATATTCAGATATGTTTTGCGATACTACCTAAACAAGATTCATTTTGGAAAGAAACTGAATGACCTTTTGCGAAGCATAGTCATTGACGGAACGGCTTTTCTAAAAGTATGGAAAGAAAGCGGAGAGATGAAATTGAGGGTAGTTGACCGCTTGAATATGACTGTCGACCCAACCGCGCCAAACCTAGACGAAACGCCAGTGATTGAAAGAAATCTTTTGACTTTGCCGGAATTTAAGGCCTATGACTGGAACAACAAAGAAGAAGTAAAGGGTTCAAAGAGCCTAGATAGAACAGGACTTGATATGCAAGGAGGACAGAACACTCAAATTCCTTATGTCGAAGTCTATGAACGCTATGGATACTTTCCGAAGTTTGTCTTCACTGAAAACGAAAAGGACGAAGATTATGTCTATGGGAAAGTTTGCTATTCAAGCAATGGCAATTCGTACATCGTTCACAAAATGGAAGAAACAAAAGGTCATCCTTATCAAGAGTTTAAGTTTAGAGATTTGGTCAATAGATTCGATGGACGAGGAGTGCCAGAGGTGTTGTTTCAGATTCAGACATACTTGAACGAGATTATAAATATCAGATTAAACACGGCGCGCATAGCCCAGGCTGGTCTTTGGGAGGTGAGAGGAAACATCACCCCGCAACAACTCAAGAGACTCTTTTCAACCGGAGCAATTAAGACCTCACAGGAAGGAGACATAACCAGACTAGACACCGGAACAGTTGATCCATCAAGTTATAAAGACGAAGAGCAGGCTTACCTGTGGGGACAAAGAGTTACGCAGACTCAAATAACAGATGAACAAGCTGCCCAACAGCCAGCCACCAATGCCCTGATTCAAGAGCGCGGAACATCGAAGGGATACAATCTGATTATGGAGGGAATCTTCCTTAATCTTAAAAAGGTTCTCGAAGAAAAACTAATCCCCATTATCAGGGATACAATCAAGAATGGAGAAATAGTTAGAATTACCGGAAGTGTAGACGCCCTAAGGGAACTTGACAGAGAACTGGCCAAAGCGGTTATTTATGAGAAAAAGGAAAAAGAGTTCGCCGACTTTCTGGCAAGGACACCCCTCACTAGCATTGATGACGCCAACGCGGCCATCCAAAAGTTCGAGCAGGAACAGGAGATGGAAATTGAAAAACTGGCTACCGAAATGGCTCAATATGGAGAAGATAGATTCCCGGAACTTCGCAAAGACTTATTTAACACTGAGTTCGACATAGACATAGAAATCGGTGACGAACAGATAAATAAAGGTGTGATGGTCAATCAGCTAATTCAAGCAATGAATATTTTAGGAGGATTGGGAATGCCTGTGGATGGAGTGGCTCGTGAAATATTCGACACACTCGGACTAGATGCGG